GAAATGCATGTTTCAGGCATTCGAAGATGTACTGCTCGTCTAAGTCGGGGTCCACCCAACCATCCTGCTCCTTATAGTATGCACGAATGCATGCTAGTAAGCATATGGCTGTAAAGATAATGGACTGGACTGGAAACGTGCAGGCATTGCCCATGCCAGCGTACATACGCGGGCGGATCGATCGGGTCACGACAGGTGTACCATTAAGCTTCTTGACCGCAACAACTTCCTCAGCGCGAACTAGCATTAGTTTATCATGCAGATCGCCTGTGAATACTGCGTCAACGAGATCGACTGAAATAAGGTCGGAGGCTCGCTTGCAGTCTAATGTTGCGAGTGTTAGCTTACCCGGTCTCTGGCCGGAACCCCTAAGTGCCATTTGTCTCGAATGCTCTTGCGAGCCAAACTCGATAAAATGTCCTAAGCGAATTTTCTTCGCGTCGGTGAGCTTGTAGATCTGTGCTTTAATGGCTTGTTGAGCCAGCATTAGATCTGTAGGGGCCTGCGTGATAGAGCGACGAGATCCATTGTCTTTTTCGACATTGGTATATACGTCGGGATACTCATCTATAACCTCTAACCGCTTGTTATAGCGATGAAAGATAGAGGAACCCTTGTACATTGGATTAACTTTTTGTGCCCGTTTTGTAGGCGCAAAAAATTGCTCCTTCTCTTCGAGTATTGAGGTGCCAGATAGGCCAGGAACTATTGAATTCCCTGGACCATGCTGCCCGAACATCTCTAAGGTCGAGAAGTCGACATTTACTAACCAATTGACTATGGTTTTCAATGAGTGGATATTACCAATATCCATCTGCTCAAGTGAAAATACATCGTCATGACCTGCAAACCAATCTAACTCAGCTTGCTCCATAAGATCAGGACGAGGGTAAGCAATCTTACCAAGCGACTCATGCCACTGAAGGATATACTGTACGAGTTTAGTACAATCCTTCCGCGTATTTCGCATGAGAACTCCCAACATCATGTTGATGGGGGAAGTTTTGAGGTCGTCTGTCATGGTGAAAACAAAAGATCCGTCTTCACCATAGGTTAATGCCTTAAGAAAGGCATGACCTAAAGACTTCATTCGCTGTATAAATGCTACGAAGCCTGTTTCCGAAATCTCGGACTGGATTCGTAGCATCGAGAGGCGTACGAAGCGATAACGTTCAC